CTTAATCAGAAAGGTGTGGACAGCTACAGAAGGGAGAACCCCGGAAGTAAGCTGAAGACCGCTGTAACGACTAAGCCCAGTAAGCTCAAGAAAGGCTCTAAGGCTGCTAAACGGCGTAAGTCGTTTTGTGCACGTATGAAAGGCATGAAGAAACGTAATACTAGCTCCAAGACGGCGAATGATCCGAATAGCCGTATAAACAAGAGCTTACGGAAGTGGAATTGCTGAGTGGCATACCTACAAAGCAACATTCCGTACTTCAAGTGCTGGGTGAGAAAGGAATACACCCATAACCACGAGAAGTACCACGGCGAGTTTATTCACGCTATGGCTATTGCTGTTACGACAATGCCGACCAGATGTCTCAGTTTCCAAATGATATTTACTGGAGCTGAGACGTACGACGAGGAAGACGAACCCAATGTGCATGGAGGTGCAATGTGGGCACGGATGCCGATTACAGCGTTAGTAGGGGACACCCCGCTAGACGAGTGGCCCGAACCCATGCCCGTATGGGCTGCACAGCCTTGGGATTGTTCGTCTAGGGATCACGCGGTGTACGTACTTGACAGAGCTACACCGTGCCCTTGGCTGGCAAAGATAGATGGGGAGATGTACCCCGCGAAGTATATGTTCACGGTGGACTATACGAACAACGAGATTGCTGATGACCCTGCACAACACAAGCAGAGTCATGTGATGGAGCTACTAGATGCTGGCCCATATACGGGGAATATTGTAGCTCTACCGAATAATAGGGTGCGGGTGACACATCCCGCTTGGTTTGAAACAGGAGAGGGCGCACCAGATTTCCGTCCTTCTCAGCACATTCACTACAGCAAGTCTGATTTGGACTACACGCTGGACGTGAATCAAGTGTTTGATAATTTGTACGCGGAGTAAGTTATGAAGCCGAAGAAGATGTTTTTAGGTGGTTTGTTAGGTCGTAAGAAGAAAGACGAGCCGATTAAGAAAGCCACTCGTCGGGGCAGAGGGCCGGGGCGTACGCGCCAGACTCGTATGGACGATATGAAAGATGCCCAAGACGCACAAAAACCCGGAGGTGTTTCAGACCGTAAGCAAGTATTTGCTAAAGGTGCACTGGACGTTAAGAAAGCGCCTACAACCGCACCACGTCCCCCTAAAGCAGAGGCTCCCGCGAAGCCAACAGCTAAGAAGCCGCCACGCCCATTACGCGGTACTGTGACTGGTAAAGGCGGACGTAATGTCGGTGAGGGTCGAGACAAGCGTGCCAATGTAACTCGTGAGCAGTTACAAGAAACGGGTATGACCCTACGTCAATACCTAAACTTCATGGATAAAGAGGGCAAGCGTCCACCTAAGAAGTCTGGAGTGGGTAAAGTACCCAACAAAAAAGACCCACGTAAGAAATACGCTGGTGGCGGTATGATGAAGTCCAAGATGAAAGCCAAGGGCTACAAAGCTGGTGGTCAGATGAAGGAGAAAAGCAAATTCCCAGATCTGAATAAAGATGGCAAGGTTACCCAAGCCGATATTTTGCAGGGTAGGGGCGTAGTCAAGAAGAAAGCTGGCGGCATGATGAAGTCTAAGGGCTACGCTAAAGGTGGCGCTATGAAGACTAAAGGCTACAAAACTGGCGGCAAAGTCAGGGGCGCAGGCATTGCCCGTAGGGGCGTACGTCCAGCGAAGATTCGATGAGACGTTACTATAAGTCAGGCGGGAAGATATGTGCGAAGGGAAAGGCTTGGGCCAAACGTACCTTCGACACGTACCCGTCTGCGTACGCAAATATGGCTGCATCTAAGTATTGCAAAGACCCTAATTATGCAAAGGGTAGCAAGAAGAGTAAGTAATGGGTGATTTGAAGAAATGGCGTGACCAGAAATGGGTTCGTATCGGCACCGATGGCAAGATCAAAGGTGAATGCGGCACGTCTAAAAACAAAAAGAACCCAGATCGCTGTTTACCTAGATCTAAGGCGCAGTCATTGAGTCAGTCTGAGCGTGCTACTACGGCGCGTAAGAAGAAAAAGGCTGGGGCTAGAGGGCAGCAGGTGGTGGCTAATACCCCTAAAGCCAAGGTTAGAACGGCAAAGGCCGGTGGTCAGATACGCGCAAACCACAGAGGTTGCGGTGCAGTAATGAATAACAGGCGTAAAAAGACCCTGTACGTATAGGAACAGACAATGGCTACATCTGGAACAACTGCATTTGATATGGACTTCACGGAGATCGCTGAAGAGGCGTGGGAGCGTGCGGGTCGTGAAATGCGTTCTGGGTATGACCTACGTACCGCCAGACGCTCTATGAACTTGATGACCATTGAGTGGCAGAACCGTGGCATCAACATGTGGACGATTGACGAAGGCACGTTGAGTCTTACGCAAGGTACTTCTGAGTACACGCTACCTGCTGACACCATAGACTTACTAGAGCAGCAGATCCGTACGGGCAGTGGCAATGTAGCTACACAGTCAGATTTAACTATAAGCCGTATTAGCGTTAGCACGTACGCTTCTATACCTAACAAGTTAACCCAAGGTAGGCCGATTCAAGTATTCGTAGAACGCCTGCGAGATGCCCCCAAAATCAACGTATGGCCCGTTCCAGACAGTGATGACTACATTTTCTACTACTGGCGTATGCGTCGTATAGAAGACGCAGGAAACGGGATAGAGACCGCTGACATGAACTTCAGGTTCTTTCCGTGTCTGGTGGCGGGGCTTGCTTACTATATTGCTATGAAAGAACCGGAGTTGGTAGACCGTGTGGCTATGCTCAAACAAGCGTACGAAGAGCAGTTTGCGCTAGCGGCGGGAGAAGATAGAGAAAAGACATCCGCACGCTTTGTACCTCGTATCGGTAGGGCGTAACAATGTCGAATCGTTTTGCATCAGCACAAAAAGCTATTGCTGAATGTGATGTTTGCGGGTTTCAGTATAAGCTACGAGAGCTGAAGAACTTAGTACGTAAGGGTATAGATACAAACATAAAGGCTTGCCCAGAGTGCTGGAACCCAGACCAACCGCAACTAAAGTTGGGTGAGACTCCAGTAGATGATCCGCAGGCTATTAGAGATCCAAGACCTGACAGAAGTTTGGGGGAAGCTGGAGCCAACAGTAGTAGGCAGACACAGTGGGGTTGGAACCCTGTAGGTGTGGGGGATGACCCTTATAGCCTTGCTCCTAACGACTTAGTAGCAACGGGTCAGGTAGGGACAGTAACAGTAACCACAACGTAGAGTCGTGATATGAAAAAAGATAGCAAGATCAAGCAAGTTAAGGGTGCACCTAAGCCTGATATGAAGGGCGTAAAGACCACTGGCATTAAGATTCGTGGTACAGGCGCTGCAACGAAAGGTACGATGGCCCGTGGCCCTATGGCGTAAGATATGAACTACACCGAGTTAAAAGCAAACATTCAGGACATCTGTGAAACTTCTTTTACGGATGCCCAGCTTGCTATGTTCACAGAACAAGCAGAGCAGAAGATATATAACGCTGTACAGATACCTGCGTTACGTAAAAACGTACTCGGTGTTATGACAATCAACAATAACTACTTGGCAACGCCCACTGATTTCTTGTATTCGTACAGCCTTGCTGTTGTGGATGGTAACGGTAACTACTCGTTTTTGTTGAACAAAGACGTTAACTTCATGCGTGAGGCGTACCCCAACCCTAACGCTACAGGGTTACCCAAACACTACGGTTACTTCGATGACGACACTATCATCCTTGGGCCTACTCCTGACAGCACGTATACGACGGAACTGCATTATGGGTACTACCCAGAGTCCATAGTTACCGCAGGTACTACGTGGCTCGGAGAAGAATTTGATTCTGCTTTGCTAAATGGGGCGTTAGTTGAAGCCCTACGGTTTATGAAAGGTGAGCCTGATCTAGTTGCCTTGTACGATAAGATGTACGTACAGGCTCTTGGGCTTCTCAAGGTTCTGGGCGATGGTAAGTTACGAGAAGATGCCTACCGTGCAGGCCAATTTAGAGTTCCGGTTAGCTAAAAATGTTAGTTGAAGCGCCACAAATGGAAGTAGGTAATGTAATTGTTACCACTACGTCGGATGGTGGACACGATCCCGCGTTCTGGGCACAATCTGCGGCAGACCGTATCGTAAGCGTAGGTAGCAGTTGCCACCCTGCAATAGCGAA